ACTATTACTCTTTAGCTCCTTCAAATAACAACCCATCAACTGGTGGAGCTGCTGGAGGCACAGGAGTTGGTGCTGGCGGAAACGGCGGAGCAGGAATGTATGTTTATGCTGGTTCAATTGGAACTGATACAGTTAGAGGTTCAAATGGATCAACTTATGGCGGTGGCGGTGGAGGATCAGGTGGAATTTCATCTGGAAAAACTTCATCTAACGCAGTCGGTGGAGCAGGTCAACAAGGAGTAGTATATGTCTATGGTAGATAATTACACAAAAATTGATGGGCACTTTGAAAATCACCCATATGTTTTTATAGATAAAAATGACAAAGCAATTGCAACTTATTTATTTCTAGAATGCAACAATGAAGAGTTTTTAAACAACATTCTTGAAGAATTAGAGGCAAAAGAATATATTTCTTTGTGCAATAATTCTAAATATGAAATTTATTACACAATTTCAAATGGAATGAAGTATGAAAATGAACTTTTTTATGCAGAACCATTATATCCTTCATGGCAAAAAGACACAGAAGCTCCAATTTGGAAAGCACCCATCCCAAAGCCAACAGAAACTCATGACGATGAAGGAAATGAAATAGATTGGGGCTGGGACGAAGAGCATAAGTGCTGGTCAAGATTTATATATATAGAAAATCCAAATGAAAATAACGGGGATAACAATGAATGAAATTATAGTTAATTCAATATCAAAAACACAAGCAGTTGCACTTAAACACTTTTTGTCTAATGTTTATGATGGTATTGATATTTCTTTAAAGGTTAACAAAAATGTTAGATTTTCCGAATTAGATGATAACACTGGTGTTGTTGCTATACTAAGAAACCCGCTAGATGCAATTACAGATCAATATTATGGTTTGCTTGAAACTGCTACTTCAACAAGCATGAAACCAGATGCAAATTTTCTTATACAAAATTATATTGAATCTGTAAATAAACAAGTTTCTTACAAAGAAATAGTTTTATTTTTAACATATGATTTTGTAAAAACTCTTTCAAAAGAAAATTCAAGTTATGAAGAAAATAAAGCAAAATTAAAAAAAGCTATTAAAGAAAAATTTGCTCTTAATACAACAAAAGATTTCAATATTATGGAATCAAGAAAAGTTGAAACAGAACAATTTAAAAATGAAATTGGTAACTTAAAGGATTTTTCAGTAGATGAAAATACTGTAAATTCTATTAAAGCCAAGATTGTTGAAGATGCATTATATGTAGATGCAATGATTGCTTATAATTCAGCAATTTCTCTAACACAACTATAGAAAAGAAATAAAATGATTGTACAAATAATAGGCCTTCCAGGTTCTGGTAAGACAACTCTTGCTATTGCTCTTAAAGATAGAATTAATGCTGTACACATTAATGCTGACTATGTTAGATCAACTATAAATTCAGATCTTGGTTTTGCAATAGAAGACCGCATTGAACACTCCCGACGAATGGGTGCCATGGCTAGAATGTTATCTGGACAGGGCTTAAATGTTGTGGTAGACTTTGTATGCCCTACAAAAGAAACAAGAGAATCTTTTGGTAAACCAGATATTCTTGTATGGATGAAAACAATTGAAGAAGGAAGATTTGAAGACACAAACAAAATGTTTGTAAATCCTGAAGAATTTGATATTATGTTTGATTCTCATCAAATGGATGAGTATGAAAAAGCAACTTGGATTATTCAAAAGTTTAATTTACACGATTGGTCTGCACCTACAACTTTGATGCTAGGTAGATATCAGCCGTGGCATGAAGGTCATCACGCTTTATATGAAGAAGCGGGAAAAAGAACAAGTCAAGTTATGCTAGGTGTTAGAAATACATTTAACACAAGCCCAAAAGATCCACTTACATTTGATCAAGTAAAAGAATACATTGCAAAAGATGAATTTATGGATGGCTCAATGGTAGTTAAAATGCCTAACATTACTAATATTGTTTATGGACGTGACGTAGGCTATAAAATTGAGCAGGTTAAACTTGGCGATGAAATTGAGGCTATATCAGCTACTCAAAAAAGAAAAGAATTAGGGATTTAATGAAAGTAACTAAAGCACGTTCATTTACAAAATCTTTAACTTACAGAGTTTTTGGCACACTATCTTCTTGGGCTGTCGTGTACATTATTACTGGAAAAGGATCTTTAGCTACTCTAGTAGCATTTTGGGAAACAGTAGTAAAAGTTGCTATTTATTATATACATGAACGTGTATGGAATGGTATTAATTGGGGTAGAAAATGATTTATTCTCCCGACCACAATTTTTTACTTTTAAAAAATAGAAAAGTCGGGGGATCTTCATTAGAAGTTGAGCTTTCAAAAGTCCTACCTAGTAACGCAATAATAACTCCAATCAATGGAGAAACAAATATTTGGGATACAAAACCAAAAGACCATAATGAAAGAAATTATGGCAAAGATTTTTTTAATCATATAAAATATAATCAAATTGCAAAAATATTAGACTTATCAAATGTTAAGGCATATGTTTTTGTAAGACATCCATATAACTCTGTATTATCTCATTTTTTTCAACATATTTGGTTTTTTAATCAAAATATTGTTTGGGATAATTTGTCTTCAAATGAAAAAAATGATTTACTTAAAAGATATTTTAACGATGAATTTTTTAAATGGTTTAGGGGAGATAAATACCTATATTTAGATAAAGATACAAACAATGTACTAGTAGATAAAATATTGTATTATGAAAATGGTATAGAAAATGAAATTAATCCAATTTTAAAATTACATGACATACCTGAAATAAAATTAAATTCATTTGAAAAAGCTCACAGACCAAAACAGATAAACGTTAAAGATATTTTTAAAGAAGAGCACCTAGAAAAAATAAGAAAGGAATGGTGGTGGGAGTTTGAAAATTTAAACTACCAACCTTAATATGAAAAAAATATTAGTTATAATGCCAGTGTATAATCAAGAAAGGCTTTTAAAAAGATCAATATATAGTGTGCTTGAACAAACACATACAAATTTTACACTTGTGATTATAAATGATGGTTCAACAGACAATACTGGCGCAGAAGCTGATAAATTTTTATATGATCCAAGGGTAAAAGTAATTCACAATAAAGAAAATTATGGATGTTATTATTCAAGAAATTTAGGTTTAAACTTTATGGAAACAGATGAATATGATTTTTTTACAATACAAGATTCTGATGATTTTTCTCAACCAGATAGATTTGAAAAAATTTTAAATGTTTTTGAATCTAATAGTGATTTAATATCTGTTTATAATTATTATTTAAGGTTTGGAAAAGAAGCTCCGCTATGGCATAACAGACCATTTGAAGCTATTCCCGACCTAGCCCATGCTTTTTTTACAAAAAATGTTTTTAAAAAATTAGGTTATTTTGACAATATAAATTTTGCTGCAGATCAAGAATATTGGGAAAGAGCAAGAGCACTTTGTCATGTAAATCCGTCTCATATTCATTTAATAAATGAAGTTTTATATTATGCAGAAATGACTGGTGACAATATGATTATAAAATATGACAATAATATGAGAGAAAAATATAGGCAAAAATGGAAGCCTGAAGTAAGACAAATGGAAATTAAACAAAATTTTTATAGACCATTTTTTGAAATAAAAGATATTGTAAGATGGAAACAATAAATCAACTTTTTGTGGGTGGAACGGGAAGAAGTGGTACAACAGTATTGCTTAAATACTTAAGTCAAAGTTCCCTGGTAAACGCATCAAATCCACCAGAAATTCAAATTCTTACAGATAAAGGTGGCCTTATAGACCTTTATAATAATAAGGATGTAGACGCTTTTATTAATTATGTTAACAAAATAAAAAAAGAAAAAGATAATGATTATTACAGCTTTATTCATTCTTTTGAAAATCAAAAAATAAAAAATATGTTAAATGATTTAAAAAATAATTTTAATAAAGATAATAAAAATACAATTATAAATTTTTACAATAATTTATTTGATAAAAAAAATATTTATTTAGCAGATTCTAGTACAGAAAGCATACAACAATCTTATTTAATTGATAAAATTTTTTTAAACTCAAAGTTTATTCACATATTTAGAGATGGAAGAGATTCGGGATATTCTGAATATGAATTAATGAAAAATAATAAATTTCATACTCATATAAAAACTCCATTTGATGGTTTAAATTTTTGGCATAAAAGAATATTAAAATGTTTTAATTCTTTAAAATTAATTGATTCAAATAAATACATAAATGTCAGACTTGAAGATTTAGTTATAAACAATAGAGAATTTGAAAAAAATAAAATTATTAATTTTCTTTCTATAAAAAACGAAGAAAAAATGAATTTGTTTTTTGATAATAAAATTAATAAAGAAAAAATGTCAATTGGAAAATGGAAAAACATGAGTGATTTTCAAGAGTTTGACAAAATGTATGACAAAATATTAAATGATTTAAAAAATAACAATATATATATTGAAAAGTATTATTAAAATGATTCCTAAAATAATTTGGCAAACATATGAATTAGAATATAAAAATATTCCGCAAAAAGCAAAAGATTTCTCATTGTCTTGGCAAAGTTTAAATCCAAGCTGGGATTATAAATATGTTTCAGAAAAAAATAGATCAAGCTTTGTTAAAGAATATTTTGGAGAAGAATGGTATACTATATATAAGTCTTACAAGATTAATGTCATGAGAGCGGACCTATGGAGATATATGTGTTTATATATCAAAGGCGGTTTGTATTCTGATCTAGATATTATTTGTAAAAAACCAATAGAAAGTTGGCTTAATCTGGATACTGGATTTATGTTTTCTGAAGAACCAAACAACCCAGGTTATACACAAATGATTTTTGCATCAGAACCTAAAAACGTTTTTTTAAAAAACATATTGGATGACATTAAAGAACAATATTACAAAAAAAACATGTATAGTAATTTAATAGATGCCGAGTCCAAAGAAGTAGGGTATATTGTTTTTACTAATTCTATATTAAAAACAATCAGTTTGGGTGAAAAAAACTTTACAGCATTTTTAAAAGATGATGCAAAAAAAATACATTATAATTCAATAAAACATTATCGTGCAGGAAACAACAACATATTTGGAGATACTTACGTATCTTGGCAAAAAGAAAGTTATGGTAAATAAATGTTTAATAAAAAAGAAAAAGTTTTAAAAATAGAGTATGAAAATAAATTTAAATGGATGCCACCAATTATTCCAGCAAAATTGTCAATACCAGATTGGTATAAAAATATTTTGCCAGTTAATAACAACATAAAACAATTACCAACTATATTAAACATGAAAGCTTGTGTACCATTTTTAGATTCCCTAACTACTGGTTATGTTGTTCCCCTCCCCATGGATATTGCTGTGAGAATAGAAGATGGTTTTCCAATAATTACTTGGGATAGCAATGAACATAAAATTGTTGGAGCAAGATCAGGAGATGAAGCGCCAGGACTACCTACGCCAGCAGGTTTTGACGACAGCCATTTTGTATGGTCAACTATATGTGCTTTTAAATTGCCAGAAGGTTATAGCGCCATAATAACTCATCCTTTAAATAGATATGATCTTCCATTTATAACATTATCTGGTGTAGTAGATGCAGATGCAATTATGCATGAAGGTAATATTCCTTTTTATATTAAAAAAGGTTTTGAGGGATTAATAAAAATGGGCACACCAATGTTTCAAGTTATTCCATTTGAAAGAAAAGATTGGCAAATTGAAGAAAAGGTTGGTTTATATGATATTGGATCGGCAAACGGAATTAGAAACAAACACTATACAATTGGTGGATATAAAAAATTTCAATGGAAGAGAAAGAGTTATAATTGAACCTAGTTGAAAAAGCAGTTAAAAATGGTGGAAAGCTTGCCCCATTAACAATACCTACAGGTGGTACGGGTTTAATGAATCCCGCTGTTTTTGTAGATGATAATGATGAAATTTTAGTTAATCTAAGACACGTAAACTATACGCTATATCATTCTGAAAGAGATCAAATGTTTCCTAGCCCTTGGGGCCCTTTAGCGTATTTACATCCAGAAAAAGATATGAAGTTAAAAACAACAAATTACCTTATGAGATTAAATGAAGATTTAAGTGTTAAAAATTCATGTTTAATAAATACTAAAGATTTAGATATAGAGCCAAAGTGGGAATTTCATGGATTAGAAGATGCTCGTCTTGTAAAATGGGAAAATAAATATTATATAACTGGTGTAAGAAGAGATACAACGGATCATGGGCAAGGAAGAATGGAGTTGTCTGAGATTGAAATTGATAAAGAAAATTGGTCTGCAAAAGAAATATCAAGATTAAGAATTCCAGCTCCAGGAGCAGATTCATCATATTGTGAAAAAAATTGGATGCCAGTTTTAGACATGCCATATCATTATATTAAATGGAGTTCTCCAACAGAACTTGTTAAGACATATCCAGAATTACCTGCAAGATGTGAACAAGTTAAATTAAAAGAAAGTTTAAAATCACCGACTGATTTAAGAGGCGGGTCTCATGTTGTGCCTTGGAAAGAGTATTATATTGCTATTACTCATGAAGTTGATTTGTATAAAAACTATCTTAATCAAAAAGACGGAACTTACAGACATAGACTCTGTGTATGGGATAAAGATTTTAACTTGGTTGCTATAACACCAGAAAACTTTTCTTTCCTGGATGCTAGAATTGAATTTGTAGCAGGAGCAGCAGTACACAAAGGAGATTTATTGATTTCTTTTGGATTTCAAGATAATGCAGCATTTATATTGCGAACACCAGGTTATTTAATAGATGAAATGATAAAGGAAGCCTTTAATGAAAACAATTGAAGAATTAATTGAAAATGCATCTCACGACATGTTTAATCCAATTTTAAATTTTAATATTGCACAAAAATATCATGAGTCTGATCAAACAGCATCTGCAGTTTCATTTTATTTAAGAACAGCAGAGTATGGATATGATAAAAATCCATTATATACCTACACTTCTTTGTTAAAAATTTCAGAGTGCTTAAGCCATCAAACAGGTAGAGAAAATAGTGTAAAAAATTCTTTATTACAAGCAATTCAATATTTACCCAAAAGACCAGAAGCTTATTTCTTTTTATCAAGATATTATGAACAACAGCAAGAGTGGCAACAATCATACACTTTTGCTCAGCTAGGACTAGTTTATTCAAATGGAAATGAACCCTTGCCAATACAGACAGACTACTTGGGTGAATTTGTTTTATTATTTGAAAAAGCAGTAAGCGGTTGGTGGATTGGAAGAAGGGAAGAATCTATGTCTATATTTAGAGATCTTTTGAAGATGAAAATTCCAAGCAATTATCGTGCTTCAATTCAATATAATATGTCAAAAATAGACCCAAATATTAAATTTTAAGGGGCAAAATAAATGCTTTTATTCTTTGTTTTGGTATACTTATAGCATATGAGCCTGCAAACTACAAAGGGTTTTCCTTACCCACAATATACTGACACTCCCGACGTACCCAGAGATATGCTTAATCTGGCTACGCAGATTGACTCATATCTTACAACCAACAGGGGTCCACAAGGCGTTCAAGGAACAAGGGGAACTCAAGGTTTTTATGGAACTCAAGGTTTAATTGGAAATCAAGGAATACAGGGAACAGTAGGAATTGCTGGATCTTCAACAAATTATCATCAATACAAAGCAGACACAACAAGCCAGCTAGACTTGCCACCAACAGCTGGATATTTAAGATGGAATAATTCAGATCAAAAAAACTCTACTTTTATTTATGTAAGCCACTTAACAAACGAAAATTTAGATATTGATGTTATTTTAGATGTTTTAAAAAAAGATGACACAATAATTATTCAAGAAGCAAGTAATTCCAATAATTATCAAACATTTGCCTTAACAAGCGATGCAATTGTTGTTCAAAATAGCTATATAAAAATTCCAGTTACATTAGCAATATCTAACGGTTCTGGAACATCTGGTTTTTCCAACAATCAAGTTATTTCGTTGATTACCTTTTCTACAGGTATTCAAGGAGCAACAGGTACACAAGGAACTCAAGGATTAATTGGTTTACAAGGTTTACAAGGCAATCAAGGCACTCAGGGCTCTCAAGGTGTTCAGGGAACACAAGGTGTACAGGGACTACAAGGCACTCAGGGTATGCAAGGCACTCAGGGTATGCAAGGCACTCAAGGTACGCAAGGTACACAAGGTTTACAAGGCACACAAGGTTTACAAGGTTTTGGCTATCAACAACTTCAAGGAGTTCAAGGACACATAGGTACAGGAATTGAATTACTTGGAACTTATGAAAGCTTGCAAAGTTTGCAATCAGCGCATCCATCAGGATCAAATGGCGACACTTACATAATTAATGGTTCTTTATATGTTTGGCAAGATGGACAATATGTAGATGCAGGAGCTGTTCGTGGTATTCAGGGATTACAAGGTACTCAAGGAACCCAAGGGGTACAAGGGGTACAAGGTACTCAAGGAACCCAGGGGGTACAAGGGGTACAAGGTACTCAAGGAACCCAGGGGGTACAAGGTACTCAAGGTTTGCAGGGAATTCAAGGAGTACAGGGAGTTCAAGGACCATTGCCAACAAGCTATGTTGATATAAATATGGCTGTAATGGGCGCATTTTAAGGGGTGTGTAAATGTCATATAAACAAGCAGTCCTTAGAGATGATCCAATTGCTTATTGGCCCTTAACTGGAACTGTAAATTTAAGAACTTATGCAACTTTGCTTGAAGAATACGCAACATATCAAGAATTTTTACTTTCAGAAGATACTTACGGATATCAACCAGGGTCTTTTTATTTTGAAGATTTATCTATAAACTCAAATCATGCTGCTGTGTCATTTGGAACACAACTACCAATATTTCAAGATGTTTTAACATTAAATTCAAGATCTTTTAATGACACAAATATAAATGGTTGTAAAATTACAGATACATCTATTGTAAGCATTTATGATATTTATAATTTTTTTGATAAAAATCAAGAAAATAAAATTTTTGGAGCAGAGTTTTGGGTTTTTTTTAATGACAACCCATCAACAAATGTAAATCTTTTATCAGTATATGATAGTTTATCTCAAATAAATGTTTTTGAAGTTTATGCTTATAATAATGCAATATATTTAACCGTTAGAAATTCTACAGAATCATACACAACAAAAAAAGAAATATTTTCATGGGACAAAAAAATGAATATTTTTGTTTCATATTCTGAAAGAAATATAGAAATTATGGTTAATGGAATTGCTGATGAAACAGTTTTGATACCAAATACATTTAAATTTATTGGAAACGATTATCCATATCTTAAGTATAAAATTGGTCCAGCAGAAACAGGCAAAAATTTTATTATTAATGACCTTGCTTTTTATACAAGAAAATTATCTGTAAATGAAATAAGAAACCACATGGTTTGGGCAAATATTAACTCTGACCCTGAATTTGCTGCTTTACAAGGAAGTGCATATCACTTTAATATTAAAGAACGTAATGAAATGATACATTTACAAAAAATATTTACAAAGCCAGAAGACTATAACCTAGGTGTTTATTCAAATCTTATACCAGACAAAAATGGATTAAAAATACAGCAAACATCTGCAGCGGGATCGCAAACGGGGTATTGGCAGTATAACTTCCCAATAGTACAATACACAAATTTTGCTGGAGTAGACATATCTTGGGACTCAGGATTTACTCCAAATTCTTCTATTGCAAATATGGAATATGTAAAAGTTTATTCATCATATGATAACGGTCAAACATGGAATCAGGTTTACAGCAATAAAATAGTTCCTTATTTTTTATCCAGAGCATCCAACGCATCGGCAGCACAACTACTTGTAAAAGTCATAATGAATTCAACAAATACTTCAGACGAGCTCCAACCCAGATTGGATAACCTTAGAATTACTATTTATAAAAACCTTAATTTGCCTTCAGATTCTGGTGAATTTATTTTATCGCCCGTTGCAAGTCAAACTTACATGATAAGACAAAATGAAGATACATTAATATCAAGAGATAGAAATTTTGGCATACATTTTGTTAATCAAAATCCAAACTCTGGATACCCAGGAACAGCATTAATTAATTCAGTAAATAATGCAGAATATAAAACTATTGAATTTTGGTTTAAATATGAAGGTTGTCAAAATAACACTCTGGGGGCCGTTTTAGACACAGCAACAGTAAATGGGGTTGATCTATACGTTAACCCGTCTACAAGCGTTCTAACAAGCAACCTAGGCTCAAATGGCACACTGTATGTAAATGGATTAGCTCAAAACAACGGATACACAATTGTACCTGGAGAAACTTATCATATAACTTTAACTTATAATCAATCTACGTCTAATCAAATATACATTAATGGAAGCACTGATGGACTTTCTACTCCATTACAAGCCATGTATGGGTTTATAACATTATTTCCAAATAAACTATCTTCTTCAGAGATACAATCAAGATATTTATCGTATATCACAATCAAATCAACTGTTGTTTACGATAGCACAACAAGTCTGGGTAGTGTGGTTGAGTACTCAGGATCAGAACCAACCAGCATAAATGGCGGTTTACCTGTCATTTCACATGATCATACATACTAAAAGTGGCAGTGGTATGTTCTATTTTAATGAATTAGGTGGTATTATTGGCATATGGGAAAAATGAAGATTACTCCAATAGATGAAGTAAATTGGGGATTATATGGATGGCAAATGCCAGACGGAACTCTTGTTACTAATGAAGAAGGAGCTTATTTAAGCATACCATCTTTAAAAGGTGACATAAGACAAATTAAAAAATTAAAAGATGCTGCAAAGCATTACGGACTTGAAGAAGGAAAACCTATATTTTTTTCAGGGCATAGGCCAGTGACAGACGAAGAGCTTGCAGAACAAAGACAAAGGTTAGAGCTAGGCTTAGTTCCAGATGTTGAAGACACACCCGCAATGATGGATTATATTAAAGAAGTGAGGGACATGAAAATTGGCTAATTTAAGTATTGCTGACGATGATAATGATGAAAATGTAATGATTAGATCAAATCTAGATTACAAATCTATGGTTCAACCAGAAGAAATTTTTGATGACCCATTTAATAACAATTGGGAACAAATTAAAAAGTCTGAAGGCCTAAGTCCTAATTTTCGTCGTCAAGTAAACAGATTAGAAAAGTCTTTTATGGGACACGATGATTCAAAATCAAAAAAGTTAGACCCCCTAGACCTTACTGGATATTCTTTATTTCAAATTGTTCAACCACCCTATAATATTTTATATTTGGCACAACTTTATGATGTGTCTCCATATCATCACTCAGCAGTAAATGCTAAAGCTGCAAACGTAGTTGGACTTGGATATAAGTTTGAAGAAACATGGAGAACTAAGCAAAAAGTTGAATCTGTTTTAGATAATCCTAAAAAACTTGATAAAATTCGTGCAAAACTTGAACAATCAAAAGAAGAGTTAAGAGATTATTTAGAATCAATGAATTCTGAAGATTCATTTATTGAAAATATGAAAAAAGTTTTTGTTGATTTAGAATCAACAGGAAATGCTTATCTTGAAGTTGGAAGAACCTCAACTGGTAAAATTGGTTACTTGGGTCACATACCAACACAAACCATGAGAATACGTCGTCACAGAGATGGTTTTGTTCAAGTAGTTTATAACCGATACACATTTTTTAGAAACTTTGGAGATACTGAAACTCCAGATCAAATTGGAACAGATCCCAACCCTAACGAAGTTATTCACTTTAAAGTATTTACTCCTTCTAACACATACTATGGAGTACCAGACGTTTTATCTGCAAAGAATGCAGTTGCTGGTGATGAATTTGCACAAAGATTTAACCTTGACTACTTTGAAAATAAAGCGGTTCCAAGATACATTATTACAGTAAAAGGCGCAAAGTTAACTGCTGATTCAGAAAGAAAACTTCTTGAATTTTTTCAAACAGGTTTGCGTGGAAGAAATCATAGAACACTCTACATCCCACTTCCTTCAGATGGAGATCAAGGAAGAGTTGAATTTAAAATGGATCCAATTGAAGCTGGAGTACAAGACTCATCGTTTAAGAATTATGCAGTAGAAAATAGAGACCGCATTCTTCTTTCGCATAGAGTTCCAGTATCAAAACTTGGAATGCCAGCAAACGTATCTTTGGCAAACGCCAAAGATGCCGATAAAACATTTAAAGAGCAAGTTTGTCGTCCAAGGCAAGAAGAGCTTGAGTTTAAAATTAATAAGATTATTTCTGAGTTTACAGACGCATTTACGCTAAGATTTAACGAACTTGCACTTACAGATGAAGAAACTCAATCAAGAATTGATGATCGCTACCTTAAAGATCAAGTTTTACTTCCAAATGAAGTACGTGCACGTAAGGGCCTTGCCCCTATTTCTACTGGTGATACAGTCCTAGTATTAAACCCAAAACAAGCAACTGATGCAATATCTGATGCCAGCGGGAATAAAACTAGAGACCAAAATAGAACAATTAATGCTCCAGATAAAATGGGAACTGGAAGAAATCCTAAAGGCGAAGGCTCGCAAGAAGGAAATTAATTCAAATATTATAGCAATATATTTATCAAAATTATGAGTTATTTATAAACTTTGCTATTATTTATTTACATATGGACATTCAAAAAACTTACTGGAAAAATAGCGAGTCTTCAATGGCTCTTGCTTTTCCTATTTCTAAAGTAAATAGAGAGAAAAGAACAGTCTCTGGATTCGCATCGTTGGATAATATTGATCGTCATGGTGATATTGTTAAGTCAGATGCAAGCAAAAAAGCTTTTGAAACATTCAGAGGAAATATTCGTGAAATGCACGGGCCAACTGCTGTTGGCAAAATGGTTGATTTTAAAGAAGATAATTTTTTTGATCCAGAAACTAATAAAAAATATAACGGTATATACGTAACAGCTTATATTTCAAAAGGTGCACAAGATGCCTGGGAAAAAGTTTTAGACGGAACTTACTCAGGTTTTTCTATTGGTGGAAACATTAAAGATGCAAAAATGGAAAAAGCTGATGATGGTTCAAATGAAACTCGTCGTGTTATTTATGATTATGAACTACATGAATTAAGTCTTGTTGATTCTCCAGCAAACCAACTAGCAAATTTTATTTCAATTCAAAAAAATCAAGATGGAAGCCTTTTTGTTAAAGGTATGGTTTCAGAAGTAACTTTAGAAAATGTTTTTTGGTGCAAGCAAGATGAAATTGCTTCAACTTCAGAATCTACAAAAAAAGATTGTGTAGTCTGCGATGCTCCAATGACAAACATTGGCTGGGTAGAACAAGCAGATTCAGAAAAATTTGAAGCAATTGAAAAAGTAATTGATTCTTATTTTAAGAAAGATGATGCTCCAGATAGCACACACTCAGCAACAACACACGATTCAGATTCACAAAATGTGATTAATTCTGATCAAACAATTAATTTATATCCAGATCAAAATGAAAAAACAAAAGTTTTGTTCCATGATGGAACAAAAGTAAACAAGAGTGATAATCAAATTTCGCTCAACAAAGGAGGTAAACAAATGACAGAAGATACAAATACAACAACAGAAAGTTCGGTTGATGTAGAGGCTCCAGTCGAAGAAGTTTCAACTGTTTCAGAAACAACAGAAGATGCAAGCATTGAAAAAGCTGCAAATATATCTGAGGTTGAAGACACACTTGATTTAGAAAAGATGGTTAAGGACCTTTCAACCTTCTTTGGTGAGTCTATTGAAAAGAACTATGCAACACACGCTGCAACTATAGCTGACATGTTAAACATTGTTAATGCTACAAGAGCAGAAATGGCTCGTTTGTCAAAAAATTATGAGGATATTCAAAAAGCAAACGAAGATATTAATGCAAAGTACGAAACCTTGAGTAAGTCAGTAGAGGATATGCTTGGAAAGATTGAGTATGTAGATAATAGTCTCAAGAATTTTGAGTCAGCTACTGCAGTTCAGAAGTCCATTGGGGTTGAAGCTCCGATGGGTCAAACAAAACCAAAACAAAGTATATGGCAAGGACACTTCCTCGGTGTTGATAACCTATAACAAAAAAATAAAAGAAATAAAGGTGGTGAAATAAAAATGAGTAATGAACTTCTACAAAAAGTAATTGATACAACGAACCTCGGTTCTTCAGCAGTAAATGCATCAGGAGATTCTTCTAACCTTTCAGGTAACGGACTTCTATATCCAGATCAAGCTAATCGCTTCTTGGATTACATGTGGGATGCAACAATTCTTGCTAAAGCAGCCAGAACAATTCGTATGCGTTCAAACACAACCGAAATTGATCGTGTTGCAGTTGGACAACGTATCATGACAGTTGCACAAGAAGACAGCCCTCGTGATTATGTAGGCGCATCTGGTACATATACCAATGCAAACTCTTCTACATTTACAGCACAAGGAGCAACCTTTAACAAGGTGTCTCTTACAACACGTAAACTCCGTCTTGATTGGGAGCTTTCATCCGAATCTCTAGAAGATAACGTTGAAGGTCCAGATCTTGAGGATCACATTGCACGTCTTATGGCTACCCAAGCTGGTAACGATATTGAGGATACCCTTATTAACGGTACTGGAACTGGTAGCGGTTTGATGTCAGCATTTAAAGGCTTCCGCCAATTAGCACTTGACAACGCACACGTTGTTGATGCACAAGGCGTAGGACTTGACAAGTCTGTATTTAACCTAGCAATTAAAACATTGCCTCGTAAGTACAAGCAACGTCGTAACCAACTAAGATTCTTCACAGGATCAAACTTGGTACAAGACTATCTATTCAATTTAACAGCTAACGCTGGCTCAGTAAATCCATTTGATATCGCTTCAGGTATCATTCGTGGTGATGTTGCAGCTAACGATGGTGGTCCAGGTGCTACAACGCCATTCGCGTTTGGTATCCCAGTGATTAACGTTCCATTGATGGATGAGACAAAGGCAGGAACATATTCTAGCCCTTCAGGTCTTCACGGCGATGTACACTTGACTTTCCCACAGAACTTCATCATTGGCATTAAGCGTGACGTAACAGTCTATCGTCTTTTCCAACCAAAGAAAGACACAATTGAATACACACTATTCATCCGTGTTGGTTGCGTAATGGAAAACTACGATGCACACGTCATTGTAACAAATGTTAAGATTGCTGGTTCTGTTGCATCAGGAGCATTCGGTTCTGTAACACACGGAGCAAATGTAACTGGCGGACAAAACGGAAATACATACTAATATTTATTAGTTGCAAGATTAGGGGGGCAGTAGAAATACTGCCTCCCTTAATCATTATCTGATATAATAAGTTATGACGAAAGGATACAGATGTCATTTTCAGATCTAAAAATAACAGAGTTAAGAAAAGCTGCAGACTCATTTGGAGTAGATACGGCAGAAGCTAAAACTAAACAAGAAATCATTGCAATTCTTGAAGAAGAAGGTATAAACTATCAAATGTATGCTAAGTTTACTAATGTTGAAAAAGCAGAAATAGAAATACCAGAAATAGAAAAGAAAAACAGAGAGAGAAAAATTATGAAAACAACTAATTCAGTACTTGTTAAAATGGAAAGAACAAACCATTCATTTCAAACACATGGACATACATTTACAACAGAACATCCATTTGTAGCAATGCCAGAATCAGATGCTCAAAGAATTTTTGATACTATGCCAGGTTTTCGCCTAGCAACTCCTAGAGAAGCTCAAGAATACTATAACTAAGGGGGTGTTTTGATTGCAAACAATCAACACCAATAGTCAAGAAAAAATTTATTTAAATGTCTATAATGATGGCATATTAACTCAGGCTACCGCAACGCCTAGAGTAACTATATATGATGCTGATTCAAGTACATATGCTGCAAATGGTGTTCAAAGCAACACACCTTTATCTGGTTTTAATAATTTAATAGCACATGATGAAGATGCAGATGGCTCTTATTCATTTTTATTAACTCCAGCAATAACCTCAATAAATAGAGTATTAGAGGTTAGATGGAGCTATTCAATAAATGGAATTGCAGTAGTTCAAACAGATTTTTATCAAATTGAAACTCCATATGCAACAGTTGCTGAAGTAAATGATTTTTTAAATTTTGATCCAATTCCCTCAGACCTTAATTACATAGATCCTGTATTAATATCAAACGCTGAAAAGGTAGCAAGAACTATTATTGAAGGATATACAGGGGTAAAATTTTATAAATATTATGGCGGACAAGAAATTTATGGAATTGGTGCAAATACAATTCAATTAACAGAAAGAATGATTTCGTTAGATAAAATTTTTGAAAATGAGGTTCTTGTTTATGATAGAACATCAAATCCAGTTTATAATACATTTGGATATAATACAGCAATAAGCCCTTCTGGATATCAAATAAGAGTGTGGCAACCAGATTTTGGAAATACTTGGAACAACGAATTAGATCCAATACATTACATGACTGGAAGATTTAGAGATAATTCACTTTATAGATTTGTGGGTCAAATTGGATATAAATATGTTCCAGAAGATATTAAAACTGCATGTATGCTTTTAATTCAAGATATAATATCAAATGACTATAATTGGAGAAACAAATATTTGTCAAAGGTTAACCTAAAAGAAATTTCATTTGAAATGGCAAAGGGTGCCTTTAATGGTACAGGAAATATTACAGTAGACAATATTCTTGATCAATACCGCAAAACAAATATTGTTATAATATAATGTTTAAAGCATCTTTTGTTGGCTCAATAATGAATATGAAAGCTGATATTTATACTCAGCAAAACACACAAGACCCCAACACTGGACAAATAACAAGGCAATGGCAGTATGAATCAACAATTTCATGCAAAATAGAACCAATAAGTTCTTCAGGAACATATGGAACATCACATAATAAAAGTTTTTCTAACGGACAAAATTTAGCTTATACTGAAAAAATGCAGCTAATTGTTTATTCAACAAAGCTTATGAGTAAACGTTGGCGCATACAAAATATAAGAAGTAATGATAATAAACAAGTTTTTGTTGAAATTGACAAGTATGATGCACCAGATACAATTTTTGAAGTAATATCTTCACATGGAGTTTTAGACCCTTTTGGAAAAATTTCACATTATGTATCTAATCTATTAAGAACCGAGTTACAAGATGACAGTCAGTCTTGAGGTAGATACAAAGCAACTTGTAAATGAATTGGATGAATTTGTTAATGGAATAAAAGAATTAACAAAACCTAAAGTTCTTGACAATATATCTAAAGCTGTTTTTACTATAACGGGAAAAAGATTTATGATTGACATTGATAATTATTCAAGAAAAAATCCTAAAAAAATGCATCATATTTATGAATGGGGAAAAGTAGGTAATTCAAGCGCAAGACTTTTTGTTCTAGAAAGATCATCAATGATTAATGGTAATCTTACAATAAACACAAATTTTTTACAATCAAGAATGCCTGTCCCAATTGATCCTAAATTGTTATCTCCAGGAAAAACTGGAAAGAGAGTTTCATCAAGAAGTGTTTTTAGGAATAAAGCAAATATCATGGAATCTGGAACTCCAGTTTCTTTTCAAGCAAAAAGAGTTCTTGCTTTTATGGGAAACAATAAAATAGCATTTGTTGCAACTGGCACACAGATTAATATTCTTCATCCAGGTGGAATTCAAACAAAAAATGCTTTTGCCTCATATATGGTTGAATGGTATTCAAGAAATGGACATACAGTTATGGATTCTTCTGGGTTTTATGAGAAAATATCTAATGCGGTTGCAAAAGCACTAAATACTAAAAAGGGCGGTGCAGCTCAAGTAAGATCTGCAGTATTTGAAGTTACAAATTCAATAGATAGTGGGGTAATAATTAAATGACAGCTAACTACTCATATTTTGCTGTAACAGATGTTCGTAATTTAATATGGGAAGAATTAAAGAATTATGGAATCTTAGATGAGCAAGATTACTATGCTGATGGATTTTCATACCCATTAATACCAATTATTCCATCTCAACAGGTTCCAGAATTTAATAATTTACTACCAGGTAAAACCTATATTACATATGATGTTGTACAAAAAAACTATGGTGTTCAATGGTGGATTTCCCAAGAAGACATGATTATGCAGATTATATCAAGAAACAATTCACAGATTATGACAATATCTAATTTTTTGACCGACCTATTTAGAAGATATGAAAAAACGGCAGTAGATATCAATGCCCAAATACCAGACTCTAGCCCATTTAAATTTTTGTATTTTAGGCTTGAATCAGCCAACCCAATTCAACCTTTTGAAGATGAAGGTGGATTTATGAGCGGGGATTTTGTAATTAACTATTCCTATACTCGCCAAGTAGATGAAGGAACAGTAGCCAATACAGGCAGATTTTTGTAAATTTGATTTATTTAGCTTTGATGCTATGCTTTTACATGAGGAAGTAACTAGTTTTAATCTTTGTTTTAATTAAATAAAATAAGGTGGTGAAATAAAAATGGCTTTAAATACAAAAAATGTAATAGTTGGCGCAGCAGACTTATTCATATCAGTTGGCAACAGCGGAAATGCAGCAGGTCGCCCAGCTACTAACAAAGCAGCTCTGACTACTTTGCTAGGAACAAATACATCAGCACGTACTGGCTTGTTATCAAGCGCAGCTTACCGTGAAGTTGGATTTACAAATACAGGACTTGAAGTTTCATATGAGCCTTCATACGGCGAAGTAATGGTTGATCAACTTCTTGATGCAGCCCGTCTATTTAAGCAAACACTTAAAGTTATGCTAAAGACAGAGCTTACAGAAGCAACTCTTGAAAATATGCAGTTCTCATGGGGACAGCTAGATAACGTTTATGTAACAGATTCAGCAGGAACATCTATTGTTAACGTTCCAACACTTGTTAACAATGATTCTGCTGTTAACACTACACCAGATACACCAGCAGCTGTATTAAATATGGCAGCAGGCGCACTTGGTGATGCACCAGTAGAGCGTGTTATCATTGCAGTAGGACAAGCTCCTGCTCAAATTGGAACATCAGCAAGCATTGGAAACCCAGGTGGATCAACTGGCGTTGGAACTACAACATCAGTTAACCGTCAAAAAGAACGTGTTTATGTAGCACGTCGTGTTGTTTCTATTGATACAACTGCACACTCTCTAAAGCGTGATTCAGCAACAGTATTCCCAATTAGTTTCCGTTGCTTACCAGATTCAGACCCACAATACGCGGGTTCAGAGTACGGTGTAGTAATTGATCGTGTTTACGGAACAGTCTAACAACTAAATAACAATTTAATAAAATTTGAAGCCCCCTTCAGCAATGGAGGGGGCCTTGAATTTGTCTATACCCACAATATTGGTATAATTTAACTAACTAACAGAGGAGCTACAATTGGCAACAACAGTATATGACATAGTAGAAATTCAATTATCAGATGGTTCAACTTTATCTTTGAAACCGCTTCCATTGAAGCATTTAAAAAAGTTTATGACCGTAATAAGATCTATTGATTCTAACCCAGATGCAACAGAAGATGATGCAATGGATATCTTTATTAAAGCAGCAATGGTTTGCCTTGAAGTATTTAAGCCAGAGCTTTCAACAGACCTAGAAAAATTTGAAAGCGTTATAGAGGTACCTACAATGATGAAAATTCTTGAAGTTTGTGGTGGCTTAAAGCTAACAGACTCAAACCTGCTCGGAGCGGGACTAGTTGGGACGAACTAGACCTACGCTCTTTAGAGTCCGAGGTATTTTTAACTGGTCACTGGAAAAACTTTGATGAATTAGAAAGTAGTCTTTCTCTTGAAGAATTAATGGCAATCATTGAAGCTATCAGGAATAAAGACAATAATGATAAAAAGTTTTTAGCAGCAGTAAATGGCGTAGATTTAGAAGAAGAAAAAGAATCTGGAAACGTAGAAGATTTAAATGATAAAAAATCTGCTGCAGAGGAAGGATTTGGAATTAACGAAGGTCTAGATTTTATGCAAATGGAGGTGGATGAATAATGGCAAGAATAGAGCTAAATATAGTAGCACTTGGAGATTTTTCTTCAGTAGATGCTCAGATAAAAGCTCTTCAAGCCCAAGTCGTCGCCTTAAATAAAAATATTGCTGGAGTGGGATTAAGTAGCAATTTAACAAAAGAACTTAATTCTGCATCAGCAGCATTTTCAAATACTCTATTATCAACAGGTCAGTTTACAAAATCAACAGTACAACTTACAACAGAAACTCAAAAATTTGGTCAAGCCCTAGAAAAAGGGAAACTTTCTTTAAAACAATATTATGATATTGTTAGCAAAAACTCTGGTTCAGCAACAAATAGTGTTAAGCAACTTGCAATAGAACAAACTAAACTTCAAAACTCTGTTATTATGTCAGATCCTTCAAAAAAAGGATTTTATTCAGTATTTACTCCAACAACAATTAATCAAATTGCAGATGCAACAAAGATTGCTGCAAATCAACAAAATATTTATAATATTGCAGTAAACAAAGGAACGCAAGAATTAATTAACTGGGGTAAAAATACTCAATGGGCAGGACGTCAGTTAACAGTTGGCTTATCTGTTCCACTTATGATATTTGGAAACCAAGCTGCAACAACATTTAAAGAATTAAATGAGCAACTTGTTAGGTTGCAAAAGGTTTATGGAAATGGAATTGTAACTCCTTCAAAAACAGAAATTGATTCAATTTCAAAAGATGTAACAAATCTTGCAAAGACCCTAGCTTCATCAATGGGCGTTGCAGTTAAAGACACAGCAGCAATGGCAGCGGATCTGGCAGCAACTGGAAAAACTGGAAATGATTTAGTTGTTGCAACAAGAGAAGCAATGCGTTTGTCTAAGTTGGGTGAGCTTGATACACAAGCTGCAATGCAGGCAACAGTTTCTTTACAAAATGTTTATAAATTAAGTACAGAAGATTTAACAAAATCAATTAATTTTCTTAACGCAGTAGAAAACCAAACATCAACAAGCTTACAAGATTTAGTTGATGGAATTCCTCGTGTGGGTCCAATTGTACAACAATTAGGTGGATCATTTAAAGATACTGCAGTAATGATGGTTGCAATGAAAGAAGCTGGTGTTCCAGCAGCACAATCTGCAAACGCAATTAAATCAGCATTAGCCTCACTTATAAATCCAACTAAAGCAGCTCGTGACGCATTTGGAGAATACAATATTAACTTAGCTGGTATTGCAAAAGTAACAAATGGAAATCCAGTTCAAATGTTTCTTCTATTACAAAAAGCATTAAAAGATCTTGAGCCACTAGCGCAATCACAGTTAATTGAAAAGTTATTTGGTAAATTTCAACAGGCAAGAATTCAAGCGCTTGTAACAAATTTGGGTGCAGCAACAAGTCAAACAAAAACTGCCTTTGATTTGATGAGTGCAAATAGCGAACAACTCTCCACCCTAGCAGAAAAAGAAATGAAAACCGCCACAGAGTCAGTAAGTGGAAAATATAAAATAGCTCTTGAAACTTTTAGGGCAAATCTTATACCAGTAGGCGAAAAAATTGTTGAAATTACAACATCTTTACTTAATTTTGGAAATTCGGTAGCAGATGTTTTTGGTAAACTGCCAGGACCAATGAAATCAATTCTTGGAATAGCAGCAATTGGAACAGTTTTTGCTGGTCCAATAATCATGTTAACTGGCTTAATGGCAAACTTTATTGGATACATAACAAAAGCAGTATTTAATTTAAAACAATTAGCAACAGGTGGCAAAACTCTTGGACAACTTTTAACGCCAGAAATAATTGCATCTCAACAAGCAGCACAATTATTTGGAACTGGAATTTTAAATGATGTTGAAGCAGTTAGCTTATTAAATCAAGCTATTAAAAACTTAACAGTAACAATGCAGGGATTAGTTGGGACAATGGAGGCATCTGCAGGGCTTTCAGCTGTTGCAGGAGCAGCAGCTACTCGTGGAGTACCAAATAACCTTAGAAACCCATTTAGACCACCAGGCATGGCAGCAGGAGGGTATGTACCAGGAACTGGCAATACTGATTCATTCCCAGCACTTCTTATGCCAGGTGAAGCAGTTATTCCAAAAGGACCTGCACAACAATATCAATCATTTATTTCTTCAATGATAGATGGAAAATTGCCAAAATTTGAAGAAGGCACACCATATGCTAAAAGGTTTGGCAATATATTTGGTCCAAATGCAAAACAATTTGAAAGCAAAACTTATCTAGGTGGTGGCTCTACAAATGAAGGTTATTTGTCAAACGTAACAGGCACACATAATTTAATTATGCAACAAATTGCAGAAAGAAAAGCAGAAGCAGAAGCATTAAAAAATATAGAAACAGCAGGATCCGCACCTCTTAGATTTTATGGTGGAACAAGAAATGGTCAACCAACTACAGAAAGACCAGCAGAACTTCAAGGCGCAGCTCAAATGTCACTTGAAATGCATGGCTTACCAGGTGAAAGAGATAAACTTCAAGCAATAGTAGAAGCAGCAATTGCCAAATATGATTTAACAGGATCTCAAGCATCTAATATTTCTGGGGATCATTTATTAAACCTTGGTCACGTTCAAGGTGCAGAATATGAAGAGTATAAGGGTGCAAAAAGAAAAGTTTGGGAAGCATCAAACTTAAGAACAACATCAGGAGCCGAAAATAAAGGTTTTGAATATTTAAATCGTTCTGGCCCGCTTGGAGATTCATTCCGAGCAGCACTTGGAAATACCTTTGGAGCAAAAGAACCAGGTGGCGCAGAGGCAGCAGCAGCTATTGCAGCAGGAAAACAACCTTTAACAAAACTTGAACAATCAATTTTTATACAAGCAATTAATGCGCTTGAGTACCAAGTTTCAAGAGGAGCGTTAAAAAATTATCCAGCTTTAAAAACAGCATACGTTGCAAGAGATGTTATGCAAGCAAGGGTAAGTGGAAATCAAGGTTTAACACAAGATTTATCCACACTTATAATTAGTGACAAAGTTATTGCTCAAGCAACTGCAAAAAATAAAGCTGCGGGAAAGAAAATTGGAGCAGCAGTAGAACAAGGCGTTAAGGAACAGCTTGGAATTAGAAGTCCATCAACAAAAGGAATCTTAATTGGAGAAAGCATTGATCAAGGAATAAAAATAGGACTTGAAAAGGGTGCGCCACAAGTTTATGCTGAAGCAGAAAAAATTGGTGCATCAACTTATGAATCAATGGCAAAAGAATCAACTGGAAATGGAAGATTTTCTAGATTAAGAAGTCTTGCTATGAAGCCAAATGGCGGAATGAACATGCTTGGAAGATTTGGTACTGGAAGCGCAATGATGATGGCAGCACCTATGTTAACATCAATGCTTCCTCAAAATGCAGCAACAAATGCGATATCAACTACATCAAGTTTTGCTGGAATGGGCATGATGTTTGGTGGATATGGTGCAGCAGCAGGAGCTGCAATAGGTCTTGCAACAAGTGGTATAAAGCTTTTAATTGAAATGGAAAAACAGCATAAAGCAGAAGCAACAGCAACATTTACTGCAAGTGCATCAGCTGTAAAAATGTTTGGCGGAGCCGTTGCTGGAGCAACAACTCCAACTGGAAATCTAGACTCAGTACTAGATTCATTACTTCCTAAAACTCAAAAAACAGTAGATGCAGTACAAAGCTTTGTTACTGAAATTAATAAACTTAAAAAAGATGACCCTATGTCAATTATACTTAAAAAAGTAAAAGATGCATCAGACTCAGACAGCGCTGGAAAAATTGCTAGAGCTTTTGCTACAACACAAATGGCAATTAATGGAATGAATCCAGAACAAGCACAAAAAATGATTGATCTTTATATGGCAGCAGCAGGATATAGTGGCGCTTCTGTACAAGCTCCAACAACTGAATCTGCAACAAAGAAATTTTTGGATAATGCAAATAAAGAAACTTATAAGCTTATACCAACAAGAGGTGGCGTAGCAAGAATAGCAACGGGACAAGAAGTTGATGCTAAAGCAGTTAAAGACTTAGTAAACGTAGTGACAACTGCATCTCCAAATTTTGCACAATATAAGAGTCAGCTTGATGGAATTGCAGCAAGTAAAAATAATACAGTTCAAGCAACACAAAAATATGCTTCTGCCATTAGAAAAGAAAATCCAGAATTAGCAACTAATATTGTTTCTCTTGCAAAAATGAAATTAAATCTTTCTGAAATTACTCCAGTTCTTACTCTAATGTCTAAAAATCCAAAATCCCCCTTGCTTACTCAAGTATTAGAAGCAGCACAAAAAGGTGATACTGCTGGTCTTGCAAAAGGGCTGGGTTTAGTAAACACAGAACTAGAAAAATTATTTAAGTTAAATCCAAGCGGTGTTCCTGGCACACCACCTGTTCCAACGGGCTACACTGATCCATCTGCAAAAGTTACAGCAAAATATAAAGATTTAATTAACTTTGAAAATAAAAGAATATCTTTGCTTGAAAAAACAAACACATTGATGAATCAACAAAATCAAGCAGCACAAGACGCAATTGATTTAGCAACAAAACAAACAGATTTACAAGGACAGATTAGAAAAGCAATTGCAGGTGGAGATTATTTACAGGCAAATATGCTAAGACAACAGATGACTGGAAATGTTGATGCTTATAATCAAAAAATAGTTGCAGGTAAAAATGATACTACTATATCAACTTTAAGACAACAACTTGCAGATTTTCAAGATCAACTTGCACAAGGTAAAGATCCAGGTAAGAAAGCTGCAGCTCAATTAAAGGCTAATACACTGGCTGCATCAATAGAAAAATATCAAGTTGGCTCAGTTACAATGCCTTCAGCGGTGTCATATGGCCCTACAACACAGCTAGGAAGTTCATCAAATAATGTACCAGCAATAAATGTTGTAGTAAATGCAAATGGTTTAAGCCCAGATCAAGCTACAATAGTTGCAAGAAATGCAATAGAAAAAGCATTAAGCGATGCGGGAATTAAAGCAAGCGCATCAGCTAGAAAAACATCTGTGGGAGGCAAATAATGCAAATACAATCAGGCATACAAGTTTCACTAGATGGCACAACATGGTATAAACTAACAGACCACAATCGTGAGCCTTTTAAAATTGGATATGAAGTTATTGATAAAACAAGCCGTATGGCAGATGGAACCTTAAGAAGATATGTTATTGCAAGAAAACATAAAGTTACAGCATCTTGGAAAATGACAACAACTTTAGATTCTGATGCAATTGATTATGTTTCTACAGATTCAACATCAGGAAAAGCAGGAGCATGGATGAAATCTTTTTATGAAACAAATGTGTTTTTTCCAGTATACTTAAAATTAATAAATGCAGCAACAGATCTTAATACACCAGGTTCATATCCAGATGGCACTACATATTATTCTTCAAAAGATGCTTCTTCAGAAGCTATTATATATCAAACATATATAACTGGCTTTGATTATGAAGTTGTAAAAAGAAGCGTGGGTGGAAATCAAAATAACGGCAGAGATCTAGTAAATATAAGTATAGAATTTACGGAGGTATAATGAAAGGCACCTCAGTAATAAAACAATACTTTTCATCAGGATCAAGACATTATGTAACTCCTTCTGTTTCTGCAGAATGGAATTATAATCTTTTTTATGCACCATACGCAACATTTTCTGGAAATGGAAATGCAATAACAACAAATTGGACAAATCCATCAAGTTGGAATAAATCTGGATGTACGGCAACATACGATACAGCAAAAGGAAAAACTTCAACTTCATATACAGACACATCATGTTTAAAGCTTACAACTTATGGGCAAAATGGATCAGCTTCCATAGTAATAAATCCAACAGGCTATGCAACAAATAATACATATAAAGTAATTTTTTATGCCAAACTTGTAGAAAATGCTCAAGTTACCCTTACAGCTTTAAATTATGTTGATAGCCAAAGATCTTCTTCTGCATCAGAAGTAATTGATAGTGCCGTTTGGACTAAATTTGAAGTATATGTTAGTTCATTGCCAACAGAAAATCCTTACACAACATTTACATTTACTTTAGATTTTACTTCACTTGACACAACAATTGGATCACAAACTCAACAGCCAATAAGTAGTTATAATATTTTAATTGATCAATTTGAAGTTTTTCAAACAACAGATCAAGATTATCAATATGGAAATTTATGGAAAACATCAGCACCGTTTGGATTTTTTAGACCAGGAGAAAGTTACATTCCATCAGGCAATTCATTAACTCCATTGCCAACAGATTTTAGAAAAATTAATACATCTTTTCAACAAACACTTTTTAATGGACAAGTAATGCCAGTAAGTCCTGTTACATATCATCCAACCGTGCTTGGTTCTGCAAAATCAAATCCATTGTTTAAAAATGGTATATTGTCAGATTATACAACTTATAAATATTTTGTATCTGACGGAATAACAAACTCGTTAGGCGCACTATATGATAAAGTGCTTGCAACAAATAAAATTGTTATTAAATTAAATATTAATTATGCTGAACCAACAAGCTTAACCATAAATTTATATAATACTGTAAATAATTATAGCTACACTAAATCTTTAACAAGTTCTGATATTTCTGATGCTGGAGTAATTATTCTTTACCACCAAGCCAATGGTTCATGGACTACAACACCATGGACTGTAATGCCAATGTTTAATACTGAAGGACAAATTACTAATTATCAAAATATTAATAAAATTGTTGTTACTCAAAATTCTGCAAATATAAATCCTGCATATCAATCTCCATCAAGTGATATTACAAATAACACAATGGATGGCGTCTCATATCCAAATAGATACTCAAATTATCAAAAAGACATGAAAAGACTTCACGTTGTTGAAATTTCTCCAAGAATAGAAATAGATTTAACTAATTATTTGGTTAGTGTAAATACTAAAGAGGAGCTAGATAATAAAGAATACCCACTTCCAATATCAGGAATATCTGCTAATTCTGCAAAAATAACACTTTCAAACATTCCATTTAAACTTACTGATAACATATTAAGTCTTTTTTCAAATAACTCCAGCACTTCTCCATTAAATGGCTTATTTAAAAATAACGTAAAGTTTTATATAAATTATATTATTCAGGATGCATTAAGTGGAGCAAGCGGGGCCGACAAAGTTATCTCTGGTGGAGTTTATTATGCAGAAGAATGGATAGGAAAAGATTTACAGCAAACAGAAATTATAGCTTACGATATAAGTAAGTACCTTCAGCTTCTTTCTCCAACAGATTATGTTTCTCAATCACAAGATGTTTTTAATGTAATATCAAACATAATGGACTTTGCTGGCTTTACAGATTATGACTATGATAGTTTAAAGAAAGTTACATCTTCAAGAGTGCCACTAACAGATGGATCAACATCAATAAACACTTCACCTATAAAATCATCTTATTTCTATTGCGATGGGCTACAACAAAAAGTTTTTGATGTTTTAAGAGAATTATTTGAGGTATATCAAATAGGAGCATATATAAATTCTTATGGAGTTATGAAGTTTTTAGACTTAGAAAATATACTATCTAATGTAAAACCAAACATATTGTTGCATGATAGCAAAACCCCAATTACTATATCTACACCAACATACACAGATAATTTAACCATAACAAGTAATATTACAGAAAACACATATACTGAAAAAATTGGCACCAAGCTTGGAAAAGCAACAATGAAATTTAAAATTCCACAAATAAATAAAACATTTGGAATTGAAGGCATCTCTAACACCCAATCACTAGAAACAAAAATTATTGACAAGAATGATATTCTTTGGCAACTTGAAAAAGAATCAGCCGTTACATTTAATTTTTTAAATCAATCAATAGATAGTTATTCGCAAAATTATTTTTATCTTGATCCAAATGATTTAACTAAAACCTTCAGATCATTTAATATTGATCAAGAAGGATATGCAATTATAGAAGGAGAAATTGTTAGCTTTAAAGATAAAGAATTTTTATTTACAGTTACAGACCCTGTAGATAATGCTGCTGTATCATCAAATATAATTTCAGATTATAAAGTAGTTGTTTCAAATGCAGCAGATTTACAAGCAGCAATATCAGATTATTCTGCTAAATCAGGGTATGGGGGATCAGTTTCCTACACGCCTACTGGAAAAATATGTAATATAGAAAGAGGATTATTTAATACACCAGTTAGAGTGCATAAAATAATTGATAGTGTTTCAACTCTTTTAACAAGAACAAGTGTAATTAGCGGTTTGCAACCATCTGTATCAAATAATCAAATTATAATGAATGCTTCTCAACAAAATGTAAAAAGTATACTTTCTCCAACAGACAATACAAGCTCAAGCACTACACCATATCAAACTTTTTCAACAAAAATGCGAATTGGTCCATCATCAGATGCAAAATTTCAAGCGGGAGTTGGTGGAGGTTTAGTATTTAATATTGAAGGAACACCAACATATGTTGAAATAAGGCAAGTAGAATCTGGCGGAAAATACGTAGGCTCAATGTTTGTTCCAAATAAATCATACATGCTGTATGTATATCAAGGTAGTTCTCCAACATCAGGTACCACCCTATTAGGATCAGAAACACATCCAGTTGTGGGAGTAAGTATCAATAAAAACATATTAGATGAATCGGATATATATCCAGTTGGATCACCATTTGAAGAATTTGGAAAAACAATTAATTTAAAGTTTGTTAAAATACAGAACCCATCAAGCTGGGTTGATGCAAAAACAAAACAAACAATGTACGGACCATCATTTGAAATATACATAAACAAAAAGAAATTAAATTTAAAAACAAAAATAGTTGATTTAAATACATCTGGTAGATATGGTATTTTTACACAAACAATAAATGCAGAAGCTGGAACAACAGGAAGTATTGGTTTTACAGAAATATATGCAACTCAAACACCATTAGATAGATCAGATTTATATTATCACTGGCAATTAAATAGTTTTGCAAACACGCTTGCAGGAAAACATAAAGTGTTTGAAGTAAACTATATGCTTCAGGTAAGACCAGAAGTTATTGGAATTAATTATTATGATATTCAATATCAAACAGCTCCAGCGCTAAATGCTTATTCTGTACCATCTCCATATGATTGGTTTTATTTTACTGAAGATAAAACTAAAGCAAATAATGCCACAAATGGAAATAATCAAAATTTAAAACTAAATGTAGTTTCGGTTGGAGAAGATGCGTTAACCTATTCTAATATATATAATTCTGGATTTAGAGGTAGATTTGCTATTATTAATGGATCGCCCTCCATGATCTGGCTTAAAAAAACACCAGACTCTAAAAATCCAGTAGACGTAACATATCTTGTAAATACAAATGATCTTGTTTCTTTAAGTACTGAAATTTCTATTGAAAAGATATTTGATCCAGCTAATATATCTGAGAGTATAGAGATAAATTCAAACTGGGTACAATCAAAAAGCGCAGCAATTGGTATTTTAAAAAATATTTTTAAAGCTGTGGACGGTTTTAGTCGAGATACTAGAGTTTCTGTTTATGGAAATCCTTTGTTTGAAGTTGGCGATGTTCTTCAAGTTAATTATAGTCAAAAAGGTATAATTAATAAAAAATATTTTGTTCAAGGTGTTGAACAACTACATACATATGGCCTTGAAACTGTATTAACTTTAAATGAATTAACAAACAGTTAAAACTGGTATAATGGATTAGGTGAAAAAATGACTCAGATATCAAGAAGTACTAGGCAGGCAACAACAGTACCAGGTGGGGTACAAAAAAGACGTACCCTTATAATATCTGATAGAGACCCAAGAAACAATCCATCCTATATAGCTAACTATATTGGAGAAATTAAAGTTTTGCCTTATGAAAAATATGTACAATATATTAAAACTTCTTTTTATTCAGACGTAGAAGAGTTAATTCAAGAATCAGAAAATGTTGTTGAAGGTTTACGTGCACCAACAAATTTATATTGGGACCCAACAGATCCTAATTCATCAGAAATAATTCCATCAGGATTAACTCATACAATTAACTTATATGTTACTTTTGATCCATCGGTAGATGAAATTGCAGATAATGGAGAAGTTACCTATCAAGTTAGAGCCGTAGCTACTGGACCAGCAATTACGCAAGCAGTCATAGATAATGGCGGTGGTGTATCTACAGGAGTATCTGGCTCAACAGTATCCCCTTCTGGAACAAGTCAGTTTACACCAATTACAAGATCAACTATTGTTGTGGTTACAAAAACATCTTCTCAAATTAAATTAAAATGGAAAGGTGTTCCAGGAGCTACTGGATATGATGTTGTAGTAACTGGAAAAAATCAACCTGCAGCTGTGGGCAAACCCTCAAAAGCTTATTCAAGCGGAAATGATGTAAATACTGACGGATATCATTATTTTACAATATATCCACAAACTGTATACGTATTTAGCGGTCCCTATAATTTTAGCATTAAGGTAAAATATAATAAAGGAGTTTCAAAGGCGGTGACATATAATGGACAAGTTAACATTTAAGGGTACCTATGTTTTTAAACAAAATGATGTAGAAATAGGCAGATCGGAAAACCTAATAACCACAAATGGTAGAAAAGTTTTACTTCAGTACCTTGTTGGAACAAGAACAAATTGGGCTGCAGATATGGCAATAGGAGCAATGAATAATTCTGTAAATGCATCAGATGTTGAATTAAATTTTGAAACAGGAAGGTATCCAGTTTCATTAAAAACATACATATCGGCAAATCAAACAAATCCAGATTTAATTGTTGTTAGGGCAACTTTGCCTCCAAGCTTATATGCCAATATATATGAAATTGGTTTATATCCAGATACAAGAATTACAAATGTTGCTAATAGAAACGATAAAATATTAACAGATTTTTCTGATCTAACTAATTGGGTTACAAGTATTGCTAATGAAAATTTAAACGTAACAAATCAAGGAAACACTTACATCACTGGATTTTCTCCACAAGGAACTGCTTCCCCAAGAATTGGTGGTTTTTCTGTAGATCTTGAGCCAAACACAAAGTATGAAAATAATTCTTTTGCCTTTAGTTTAGAAGGTTATACGGATTTAGATACATTACAAATTTTAGCATATAATACAGCAAGCGGTACTGTTACTGTAAAAATAAAAGATGTTTTAGAAAATGAATATTCTTTTAATTATACTATAAACGAAAATGGTTCTTATCAAGTTTTAAGTGTACCATTTCCATCAAACATTAATATTGCAGATACAATTAATTCTATTTCTATAATAACAGATTCAACAGCTTCATTAACTATTGATGCAATAAAAACATCTGTAACTAATGAACTTACAAATGAAGATTATATTATAAGTAAATCAATTCTTACAACTCCAATAGCAAAAGTTTATGGCACACCTTTGGATATTGAATATTACGTACAGGTATTGTAAGGAGAAATAAATGGCCGTTGGATCAATTGTAAAGGTAAGCGTATCTGTTTATTCAACATACGTAAATGTTCAATTTGCAAAACCAGCCAATACAACAAAATTTGTTGTACAAACAACTGGTGCTTCAGGATTTTATTTAGCACCACAACTTAATACTTTTACATCATCTGCAGCAACAGGCACAGTTTTAACTTATAAAATTATTGGGCTTGTTCCTGGAAATAAATATTATCTGAGTGTTACTCCATATAATGGATCACAAATTGGAACTCCAAGACCTTATTATAATAGCACCACAAATAATACATTTACAACTACAAAAACAACAACATCTTCAACATCTTCAACAACATATAATTCATACCTACCAATACTTGGAGCATCCTCTACTGGGCCAGTAAGTACTTCAAGTAAAACGGGAACAACAGCAAATGGCGGTACTAGTAGCAAATCTTCAGCAGCTCCATCAAATACCCCAAATCCCCTAAGCCCTGGTTCTGTAGAAGGAACACCCCCATATGATTTAAATGCTGCTGGAAGAATAACAGAAAAAAAAGAAAAACTTGATCCAAATACTCCATATTCAATTGACGTAAGAGCAGTTTCTACAGATGCAAATGGCAAACCAATTTATTCTGCATGGTCAACAAAACTTAATATAATTACTCCAGGATATGCTAGTGACGGAAAAAATTTCCAATCTATAAATTCTAATACCGACATCCTTCTTACTGGAGGATCATTATATGCAGGAGAATTTAATGAAAGCACTGGCTCTGTAAATGTTGTAACTGATGAAATTGTCGGTACTGGAATTATATTAAATCAAAGTGGTCTTGCAGGTATTAATAATGGAGAAAAACAATTTTATATAGATTCAAGTACAGGTGATGCATATTTTGCTGGCACTGTTGCTGCAACGATTATTCAAAGCACTAGTTATTCTGGTGTAACAGATGGAACTGCTTTTTCAAGCAATGGAATGGCTATTAATTTAAATAATGGATCTATAACATCCGAACAGTTTAGAATTGATACTCAAGGAAATGCATATTTTGGCGGAGATGTTTCTGGTTCATTGTATGGAGTTCAAACACTAGGAAACTATATATCTGCTACAGCACAAGCTTCTGCAAGCGGTAAAAACACTGTATATTATAGAATAGGAACAACAGCAACATCAAGTAGAGCGCCAGATGGAAATACTTATTATATTACAGAAGGAAGCGGTACAACTGGACCATCTTCAGGATTTCCAGCAGGACCAATAACTGGACAAATTGCAATTGATGGAGACACCTGGTTTGCATACAATGTAAATAAACGTGTAATTGCACAATACACATATAGTGCTTCAAGCGGTGGTTGGATTCAAACAAAAGTTGACGGTTTGGTAATTGCAAATATTGATGCAGGAGCAATAACATCAGGAACAATTTCTGCTTCAATTGAAATAAGATCTCCAAATATTGTAGGTGGACTTATTATTGGAGGAAAGTTTCAAACTTCAAATAATTCAGGTCGTATTGAAATAGGAAATACCAACTATCAAGATACAATTGTGTTTAGAAATTACACAGGTTCAACTGGAGCAACTCTTTCACCATTTTTTGATGATAGCGGTGTTAATGGTTTAATAATACACTCAGGATCAAGCCCAACTACAAATACTCAAGGTGCAACAGATGGTGTTGCTATGACGTGGGTAGGAAGAGATTATTGGACAGTTCAGTATAAAAACAATCTTGCATTACTTGATATACAATTTAATACATTGCGAACAAGAAATCACTACGGAGAAGCAAAAACAAACAACTCAAGCTCACCATCATATGGACCATCAGATGTAAGAATGAGAAATATTGGATATGGAAATACTGGAACAACAAGCCCCGCTAACGATACCACATCTGTTGGTAACGGTGACATATATTTGGGATATTAAATGGCTGGATTTGTTTACAACGGTGGCTGGAGAACTTTAAAAAGCATTTATGTTTATAATGGCGCTTGGCGTTCAGTAAAATCTGGGTGGGTTTATAATGGTGGATGGAGAAGATTTTTTACTGTTGCAACACCTGGTACACCAACAATATCTACATCTTCTACTGTAAGCAGAGTTACATGGACTGTATCATTTGGTGCAAATACTACTTCTGTTAAAATTGAATATGGAACATCATTATCTTATGGTACAACTGTTTTTCAAGGAACAGATGGTGGATCAACAACTTCTTCTTCATATACATTAAGCAGTAGCAATTCACCTTTATATTGGAGAATAACTCCTTATAATTCAGAAACAGATGATTATGGAACCGCAGTGACTGGAAGTAAAAAATTTACAATGCCAGCGGTAACACTTGGAACTCCTGTACGAACATCAACTGGATATACTGTATCAATAACAAATTATAATTCAAATTATACTTTAAATGTTTCTGTTAATAATTCATCCACATTTAGTTATGGGTCTCCAAGTGGAACTAATCTTCCAATATTTGTTTCTATACCAAATGCAAACTCTACAACTTTAACGGCATATTATTCTTTTACAGATTATACTGATGGAGCAAGTGACACAGTTTCTTCTTCAAAACTACCACCACATGTTAGCCCAGGAAGACCAACAAATCCAGTTAATAATTATAACGGAGTTACTGGTTCTACTTACAGGTATTCCGCTTCATGGACAGCACCAACTACTGGTACTACACCATTTGAATATTTTCTGCAAGTTTTTGGAGCATCATCAGCTGTAAATGGTACAACAGGTTCTGGAGGTAGTTTTGTTGGTCAATTTGGACCATTTAGTTCAACAAGCGGATCATATTCATCACTTCAACCCTGGAATTATTTTCAAGTTTATGCAAGAAATAGTGATGGAGATTCGTATTATGTGGGGCAAAATTCAGTGTCATCTCTATGGCGATAGGAAATAAAAATGGAATTAACAAATAAAGAAAAAATAAATTTATTAAATGTATGGATAGATAATTTAACATTTCATATTAATGCTTTGCAACAAGGAATTAAAGATAGCCCTAATTCTGATATTGAAGGCAAAACACCTAGGTTAGATGTTTTAAATGATTTAATAAATACAAAAACATTTTATAAAAATGTTTTACAAGAGTTGCTGGAATTACCCTAGACTGATATAATAGGAAAGGAGGAACAATGACCGTAGAACTTACAAAAGAAGAAAAAATTACAATTATTGATACGCATCTTAAAACTATTGCATACAGCAAGTATAATCTAGATTTAAGTTTGATTGAAGAAAATGCAAAAGAAACTCCAGATCTAGATATTATAGCAAGACATAATGAAAATATTTCATTATTATCTAGTCAAATTGCTGCACTTGAAGCAGAAAAAAATAATTTAAACTAATAGAATAGGTAAAAATGGAAAAAGCAGAGTTAATAATTACTGCTCTACAGCAACGTATTGGCGAAATTGTTTCTGATTATGAAACACGCATTGCCGTGCTCAGAGCTGATTTAACACAATTAATGGATAAAGAGAAAGCTAAGGAAGAATATGCTGAATCTCTTCAAGAAAAAACTAGTCAAAGAAACTAAAGTAGCGTCATTTGTACCAAGCGGTTTAATTGGATTAAACGCTGGCTCTTTTTATTATGTAAAGGGAAACAAAAGATTTAAATTTGTTTCAGAAAGAGCTATGAAATCTTGGTGCCTTCCTGTTTTAAAAATTGATGCTGCTTTTTTAAATCGTTTTATGTCTGGGGGCACCCTAGGATTCAGAGATGGCTCTTTGGTCCAAGACATATCAGATGGTAAAATATATCTTATAAGTGATTCAAAAAGAAGACACATTTTAAACCCAGATGTGCTAGAATGGTTTGAAACAGATGTTATTAAGGCTTCACAAAAAGAAATATTGATACATACAGAAGGAGAACCAATAGATGAGTAACAAGATAATTCAATCTGATAATGCTGTAATTGATTACACAACTATTTCTGTAATGATTGATACTTTAAACAAACAACAAAAAGCCATTGAAGATTTACAAGCAAACATAAACGGTACTGTAACAACAGTTGACCCTGGTTCAGGAAAAGTAACAGAAACAACTGGATCAAAAAAAGCTATTGGTAGTGCTGTTCAGATTAAAGGCAAAACAGTTAAAGTAGATTTTGGTTCAAACTTTACACAAAAACCAAGCTCTTTAGTTGGAACAGTTTTATCAAATACTGGAACTGCTGCATATGCTTTTGTAAATTCTACAATTACAAGCACTGGAGCCTCATTTACAATAGTAACAAGTTCAAAAGATTATAAAGGTATGTATCTTTATTGGATGGCATACGGAATTTAATGTACAAGCCTATCAAGTTTTGGAATAAACAAGATAGTAAAATTAGCAAAGAGGGTTATGTTTTGGTAAAAGCTCCAGAACATCCTAAAAATTTTAAAGGTTGGTATTACGAACACCGACTTATAATGGAAAAAGAAATTGGTAGAATTTTGCAAGATTGGGAAACAATTCACCATATAAATGAAAATAAATTAGATAATAGATTAATTAATTTATTTTTATGTTCAAGAATAGAACATAATAAAGCACACGTCGCTTGACAAAAAACAATACATTACGCTACAATTAACTAAACCTAAACAAAGGACTATATGACTAATGATTTAAAATGGATGATGGTATCGGATATTCATTTCCCTCGCCATGATCCAAGAAAAGTAGAACTATTCATGAATGTTATGAAATGGTTTAAGCCAGATTCTGTTGACTTACTTGGTGATATTGATGATGCAGATTCAACATCACGATGGGCTGCAGAATATCCTGCAGAATTTTCAATTCCAGTAAGTGATGGTGGTGTTACGGGGACAAGAGATTTTCTTGCAGATCTTCGTAAAATTGCTGGACCAAAAGCAGATTTACATTTTCATGACGGTAATCACGGCTGGACAAGACATGGTGATTATTTAGCAAAAAAAGCTCCAGCATTTCTAGAATTCATTACACCAGATTCACTCTATGAATATAAAAAACACGGCATTAACTGGCACGAATATAACGAGCCACCTGTTAAACGCTTTGGTGATATGTATGGTCATCATGGTGAGTCTATTTCAAAACACTCTGGAGAATCGGTTCGTAATGACGTAAACAACTGGGGGGTATCCCTAGTTCGTGGACACTCTCATCGCATGGGTGCCTATTATCAAACATACAATATTACGGGGCAAGAGCTTCGTGGATATGAAATAGGACATCTTTGTGATGAAACTAAGATGGATTATTCCATTCAAAAAAACTGGCAGGCGGGTTTTGCAATAGCACATGTTGTTAATGATTATCCGCATATGCAGTTAATTCAAATTACACGAGATTATACTTGTGTAGTTGACGGTAAAACATTTACCGCATAATATAAATAGGAGAAATAAAATATGAAGATTAATCAAGCAATGATTGAATCTTATGCACGTAACTTGCTAGGCCAAATTATTGGTGCAGCAACAATTGTTTCAGCAGCAACAAACATTTCTATTCAAAATTTTGGTGGACATGAAGTATTGCTAGTTGCAAATTCACTTTGGGCATCACTTGTTCCAGTAGTGATTCGTTACGTTAATAAGAAAGATCCAGCATTTGGACTAATCGCAGAAGTAGCTACAGATAAAGTAACAAAAAAGTTAGGTAAAGCTGCTAAGTAATTAACAGCCAAAACTAAATAATGTTAACATGTAAAAGATGCAAAGGACGAGTATTTGTTGATAGAGTTTATTCCCAGAACCTTCGGATCGAATTGTATTGCATCATGTGTGGGAAAAGATGGATGATCAGAAAAGATAATAGGTTCGCATCATGGGCAACAAAACAAGAAGAGATACTTCATCACGCCTACGGTATTTTTACTTAAACGGTAAATTACATAAGGCTATACGTCGTTCCCGACCCGAAGACCTAATTATTGCTTGGGATTATCAATTGGAGAAGCGTGTTGCTTATAATTTAACAGATGTTATTAAAAATAAACAACACGCCTATCCAATTAAAGAAGTTGTTAAAATAATTGGAAAGCATGAAGATACAATTAAGTTACATTTGTATAGAGGAGATTTAAAATTTCCACAAAGAATTTATTCTTTAAATGGAAATAGAACTCCAGGAAAATATTTTTGGAGCGAAGATGATATCAGACAGATGCATGATTTTTTTAAAACAGTACACAGGGGTAGGCCAAGAAACGATGGCGGTATAACTCCAGGGGATATGCCCAGTAGAGCAGAATTAGAAGCAATGATTAAGCAAGAAAACATTTTGTATATTAAAAATAATGATGGGGATTTTGTCCCAGTTTGGAAACAACCTGAATGGTAAATGAAAAATTAAGTAAAGAAGCAAAGCACACACTAGATCAATCATTAAAAGTTTTAGAGTATGCTATGGAGTTAGCTTTACAAAAAGATGACCTAGATGCTATGATAGCAATATCAGATAGATTAATGATGTTGTACCAACATTTAGCGGATAAGAACCCTAGAAAATTTAAGCCAGGTTTTGCATTAATTGAAAAGGAAGAAAAAAATGAGCAGCCAGAGTAATATAAAGGTTGACTTACAATTTACTCGCAATTTAGGCAATTATGAAAGCCTTAAGGTTGGTATTGGAATTGAAGATTTTCAACGTGCTGGAGAAACTATTGATGAAGCAACTAATCGGGTTTATGCTTTTGTTGAAAAAAAATTAATGGAAAAAGTTTCTGAAATAGAAGAAGAATTAAAAAGTAATAAGGGAAGCAAATGACAAAAGATGAAGCAAAACTTGCCTACGGTTTAGTTTCACTTTATTGTACTATGTATAAAGAAAAATATGGAAAAGCTCCAGTTGTTAATAAGTACAGAGAAAAGTGGGCAATGCAAGATGTCATAGATAGTGTTGGTTATGACAGAGCAAAAGTATTACTTGAGTATTATTTTAAAGTAACAAATAGAGGACATGCCATATCTTGGTTTTTTTATAATTTTGAAAAATTAGATATAACATTGCAGCAAGCAGAAGAAGATAAAACAAGAAGAGAATTAATTAGAAGCAAGACTAGAGCTATGGTTGAAGAAAGAGACAATGAACACTGAATCAGCAGTAATAACATCAGTTTGTGAAAATAAAGATATCTCTACTGTTCTTGCTGAAAATATTGATGAAGTTTTTACATCTCACAGAGATGTTTGGGAAGGACTTAAATCTTATTATTTAAAGTTTAAATCAGTTCCAGATGTTTCAGTACTTACAGAAAAATTTAAAGATTTTGAACCAACAAATGTCAAAGGCGAGACCGCATATTATTTAGACCAACTTAAAAATGAATATCTTGCAAGTAGGTTGCGAAACCTTCTTTTAAGTTCAGGCGCTAGTTTAAAAACAGAAGCATCAAGTCGAGTTATTCTTCAAATGCAATCAGAGCTTAATTCTCTAGGAAAGCTAACCTCTGCTGTTAGAGATGTTGATTTAACAGACTTTAAGCTTGCAGAAAAACACTTTGAGTCTGTCAAAAATCGTTCTGATGCAATGGGCGGAAGCCCAGGAATCATGACAGGGTTTAAAGCTATAGACTACGCATATCCCACTGGAATGGCTCCAGGGCACCTAATTGTTATGATTGGTTGGCCAGGTAGGGGTAAGACTTGGATGAGCTCCTATTTGGCTTGTAGGGCATGGGAACAAGGCTTTAAACCTATGATCATATCTCTTGAAATGACACCAGAAAATATGCGTGACCGCATATATACCATGTTGGGCTCAGGTTTATTTAAAGCATCAGATTTTTCAAGAGGACAAGTAGACATAAGTTCATTTGATGATTGGGCTACAAAAAAGTTTAAAGATAAAAATCAATTCATACTAGTATCTAATGAAGGCACGGGACAAGTAACTCCAAATACAGTTCAGGCCAAAATTGATCAACATAAGCCAGACTTAGTAATTCTTGATTATCATCAACTATTTAATGATTCATCTGGAGCTAAATCAGAAGTAGAAAGAAATAGAAATATTTCTCGTGACTTTAAATTGCTTGCAGTAAGAAATAATATTCCAATTATTGATATTACCGCAGCAACTATGGATGATATTTCAGATCAAGATTCTCCGCCATTATTGTCACAGGTAGCATGGTCAAAAGCAATTGAATACGATGCTGATATGGCAATGGCAGTCCATAGAACTCCAGATACCAATATTATTGAGGTAGTATCAAGAAAAAATCGTCATGGAACTGAATTTGATTTCTATCTTGACTGGGATTTAAATCGGGGAATTATTCAAGAATTGTATGACAATCCAATAACATAATTTATGCAATCAATCTTTAAATTGATATAATTATCAAGAAAGATTGGTGATCATGTACCCAAGAAAGATACATGACTTTTGGATAAATGGAATTATTAAAGATGATTCTAAATTTCAAAGTTCTAGGGAGAATTATGAAAGACTTTTGGTTCAGCAAATGCGAAGCAAAGGTTATGTTCCTGTACTTGACATGCAACCACAATTTAATGTAAAATATAATAATGAAAAAGATCACTACACTTTCAATCTTGTAATGTACGGCATGTATATTGGAAAAGCCAAAGCATTAAAATACGAAGGTTTCTCTGGTCAGAGCTTAATACCTAAAGGATAAAAAATGTTAGATGCATATACAAAAGCGGATCTCCGCTCTATTTTGCGTTCTTGCAATGTAAACATTATTTCAGAAACAGGAACTGATTTTTTATGTTTATGTCCGTTTCACCACAATGTTGATTCACCAGCATTTGCAGTAAGTTATTCAAAAGGTCTTTATATTTGTTACAATCAAAACTGCAACTCATCTGGCACGGTACTTGATTTAGTAAAGCTGCTTACTGGAAGAAATGATTTTGAAGCATTAAGGTTTATTTCTCAAAACAAACAAACAGAAGAAGAAGCATTTGAAGATGGACTAAAAGATTTGCTTGATGAAAAACCAGAGTTTGCTATATTTCCAGAAGAAACTCTTGCAAAATTGCATGAAGAGCTTTTGATAAATGCAGAAGCAAAAGAATATTTTAAATCAAGGCATATTAATTTATCAGCAGTAGAGCATTTTAGGCTCGGGTATTCTTCTAATATGGGCATGGTAACAGTACCACTTCATTCACCAGACGGTCAAGCTGTTGGAATTATTGGTAGATCAATTACTGATAAAAGATTTAAAAATAGTGTAAATTTACCACGTAATAAAACTATGTTTAATTTGCACAGGGCAAAGCGTGAAGGCGGTACAATCGTTGTTGTTGAATCAAGTTTTGATGCAATTCGTTTATGGCAAGCGGGTTATCCAAATGCAGTTGCAACACTTGGCGGTAGTATATCTGATATTAATATACAAAATTTAAATAAATATGCATCAACAATTATTATAATGACAGACAACGATACGGCTGGAAGAGCACTAGGAAAAACAATAGCAAATAAGCTAAAAAATAAAAATGTTTTGTGGTCTCAATATGACTACAATACAGTGTATCCTCATTTTGCTAAAGATGTGGGCGATATGACTGATGAAGAAATAAAACAGTGTATAAAAAATGCAATTCCGCATTTTGAGTACGCAAATATATGATATAATAAAAAAACAGGGCATTCTATAGCCCCTTTACACAAGGAGAATATAATATGGGAATAGTTAAAGGTTTAAACGCTTTAAACAAACAAATGGAAAAACCAGCCTCGTCTGGTGATTCACAAAAAGGTAGATGGCTACAACTTAAAGATGGCCAATCATTAAAAATCCGCTTCATGCAAGAAATTGATCCAGACTCATCTTCATATATTGAAAAAGCAGGTTTGGCATTTATTGCAGTTGAGCACACAAACCCAAAAGATTACAAGCGCAAAGCACTTTGTACAATTGAAGACCTAGGTCGTTGCTTTGGTTGTGAACAACACCGACGTGACCCAAAGTCTGGTTGGAAAGGTCGTTCACGTTTTTATGCTAATGTTCTTGTTGACGATGGTCAAGAAGAGCCATATGTTGCAATTTTTTCACAAGGTGCTGGTCCAAAATCAGCAACTCCAGAAATCATTAACTACGCAGGAGAGACTGGAAGCATCTCTAATCTTAACTGGAAGTTAAAGCGCACAGGTACGGCAACGGATACTAATTATTCAATTATTCCTTTGCCAACCGCAGATGTAAAACCAATTGATTTAGAAAAGTATGAACTATTTGACTTAGAAAAATCAGCAGTTCGCAATGTTTCTTACGAAGAGCAAGAAGCATTTTATTTTGGCATTACATCAGATTCTTCAGAAGAATCACTTCAATCAGCATCATCAGCAGTAGAATGGTAATTCGCTAAATAATGAAATTTGCCCACCTTCACGTTCATTCGCATTATTCGCTTATGGATGGTTTAAACACACCTTATGAGCTTCTTAAAGCTGCACAGAAGGCTGGGCAAGTTTCGTTAGCAATTACAGATCACGGAACTCTATCATCACATAGAGACATGCAAATTGCTGCAAAAGAACTTGGTATGAAGCCAATACTTGGGCTTGAGGCATATCTTTCAGAAACAGATCGTTTTGACAAAAGAGCAGTAGCAAAAAGAGAAGATAATACTTCTTTATACTCGCACATCATTCTATTAGCAAAAAATGATTTAGGTTTAAAAAATCTTCAAAAGCTTTCTCAAATTGCTTGGACAGAAGGTTATTATCATAAGCCACGAATTGATATGGAAGTTCTTTTTGAGTTTGGTGACGGTATAATTGTATTGTCTGGTTGCATGGGTGGAATTATTTCTAAGGCTAT